CTGCTTCGTTGGTTGCAACCGTTTAGGGTGAACCCCAACTTAAGTGGTAGTCCTTAGTACCATGCACCCTGGGTAGGGTGAATAGTCCAAGTAGTAGCACTTCGGTGCTCCCAAAACGGGGTTAACTACGATGGTCGGTGATCTGGAGGCGGTTAGCCTCTTCGGAGGTGAGACTGATTAGTCCAGCCGGTGACCATACCAAAGGGCATGGGAAACGGGCTACTGTGCGTGATCAGGTCCCGGGGTCGAACTCGGTGTTGCTGATTAGCTACCTGAAGCCTGATTGGTTTTACTCACCAAAGCCTTCCAAGGCTGGCTGCGGCCCTCGAAAGAGGAAACCGAAGTTTAAGAGTACTTATAAGAATTATTAACAGTGACAATAAACACAAACATCAAGCGAACGCTTGGTCGTGCGTATTCTCGACTGCTAAGTTCTTATTCGTCTCTTAATGCCATGCTCAAGGTAAAACTTGGGCGTCCAGCAGTAGTACACATCTTAGGATGTGTATCACTGTTGGGACGGAGAGTCAACCTTTCAGTTGTCAAGGTAGTTATCACTACGTTGGCCTCTTATCATAAGTTGTACAAACATGGAGGAATAAAGTTTCTGGTAATTTACCTGAAAGCTTGTTCTTCCATGCTTCAACAAGTGGTCGGAGGGCAACGACTACACGATTTGGGTCCCTTTGGGGCCCGAGTCGGTCGAACTCATGGTGGGATCCCTTCAATTATTCCCGCTCTACAGAGAGCTCGTATTCGATCTGGTTGTACTTGGACGATACGCTTCTGGGCAACTTTATTCGGCTTATACCGAGTATTAGATTTCCCAGGAACCGTAAAGATCAGTACGATCACCAAAGAATACGGAGGGGATCCTCTCGTAACATACGAATTTAGTCAATTCGTATTTAACCACTTCACCCATGTGCTGAAGAAGTTGTTCCACAAAGATGGGACAATAACTGATGCACTATGGTCTGAAGAGGGCGAGGGTCCTCTTGAGTTTTTGAAAGGACTTCGAGCCAAACCGTTTCTGATTTCTAAGTCTGGACCCTCTGTACGTGGTGGTAATGTTCCAGGCGGTGCCCAGAACACATCACCAGCACAGATCCTGGCTTCAGCATACACTTGGTTACACAGTCCTCTTTATCCAATGTTAGAAAATTGGTGTAAGATGACTGGAAACCAGTGGGTGCTGAACAGGATAGAATCTTGGGCCAAGGAGTTGTGGGTTTGGGAGGATTCTCTTCCCTTATCCTCAGGTGGGCCATCGTGCCCATTTGAAGCAACTAATTGGCTTGGGAAACTTGGGTTCAAACCGGAACCAGCCGGAAAGGTTCGAGTGTTTGCTATGGTCGATCCATGGACACAGTGGCTCTTTGATCGCCTTCATAAAGCGATCTTTGGGCTACTGGAGCGGATACCACAGGATGGGACTTTCGACCAGGAGCGTCCGATAAGAAATCTGTTTATTTGGAAGGAGGCTGAAGAGAAGAAATTCTCTAAGCCAATCTCCTTATATTCATTTGATCTGTCGGCCGCTACTGATCGTCTTCCTATCGTACTTCAGAAAGTACTACTGTCTCCCTTCTTAACAAGTTGGGGGGCAGAGCTGTGGGGTTGCCTGATGGTCGGTCGGAAGTATTACTGTCCAAAAACCATTAAATTCGGGAAAGGCCCTAAACAGGTCGTTTCTGAACTTGGTTATGTTCAGTACGCTACCGGCCAGCCAATGGGTGCGCTCAGTTCATGGGCGATGCTAGCATTTCTCCACCATGCGATCGTTCAGTGGTCTGCCTTTAAGGCAGGTGTGATATCTCCCAAGGAACCATGGTACGCAGGCTACGCCGTCTTGGGAGACGACGTGGTCATAGCGCGTGATTGTGTAGCCAAGGAGTACGCTGGGATAATGACTTCTCTAGATGTCGGTATTGGGGCACATAAGTCCCTAATATCAACAACGGGCAAGGCATTGGAATTTGCGAAGCGGACATTCCTTAACGGAGTGAACGTTTCAATGGTTCCATTTGCCGAGTTCGTGGTGGGCCGGTTATCGTTAGCCGGTCTTCTGGAGCTGACGCGTAAGTACTCATTATCTTTTGGACAGATGCTATCTGTCTTAGGATATGGGTACCGCGCGAAGGCCTCAGCATCGAAGAGATTGTTCAGTCTTCCAAAACGACTCCGTAACTATATAATTACGTTCTATGGTCCTGGGGGGCCTGGTTACAAAGGATTGAAGGGGTGGTTACCTTTAAAATCGGTAACTTCTCTCTACAAGACTTCGGTGACTAGGGTTCATGGTCTTTGTAAATTATTCTTCGAAAGTGAGGTCAAACTCATTCTCGAATACCTAGACTCTTACTCGGAGCTAATAGCTCTGGCTAAGAGGTTAGGGACGGTTTACAGGGATCGTGAACACTATGGCGTGGCGCCAAGAGGAGCTGATCGACAATCGAAACATGGAGGGATTGAAGCGACTACGCCTAGCGAAGTCGTGGATTCCCTAAATGAGACGGTATATCGAGAGGCTTTTCTTGACTCAGTCATAGCCGCTCGGGACCTACGTACCAAGCTAGAGGAGATCTCACTTGGCCAACCACAACCGTCGGCCGAACAACCGTCTTCGACGGGAGTGGACCTAGACTGGGAAGGCCTTGAGAATCTGTGGACGCAGTTTCGAGAAATCGAAACTGCTTTTGCGTCTTTACCATTCCCAAGAGACATCCAGAAGCGGGTATCAGAGGGTAAACCTCCAACATCCGAATCGAAGATGCTCAAGAGATGGTATCGATACTCTAGTACGTTCCGGGCAACTGTTGACCCAGTCAGTTAGATGTGTC